ACCCGGAACAGCGGCTTTTAATCTGGCAGTTGCAATTTTGATGTAGTCATCAGTCATTTCACAACCAACGAAATTGAATCCTTCCTCAATAGCAGCAACACCAGTTGAACCAGAACCCGTGAACGGATCAAGAACGGTTCCTCCTTGTGGAGTCACCAATCGACACAAGTATCGCATCAAGGCAATAGGCTTGACTGTGGGGTGAGTGTTAGCCGTTCCTTCTGGCAACCCAGCATTACGCTCTTTCTTACTGACCTTTGCGGAATAGAAGAATCGAGCAGAAGAACCGACATCATTGCGTGGGGTTGATGGATTTCTCCCATCAAATTCACCAAAACAGTGGTTTGTTTTATTACTGGGTTCATCACCAGAAATTGCTCCCGGTTGACCTTTACTATCAGGAAACATACTCACAACTTCATCGGAACCATCATGAATCAGGTTTGCTGGCCAGCGACCAAGTTGCGTTGCTCTGTCAACATTTTCGGATACCTTTGCAGAATGAGCAGCCACCTTATCAACATTGCTCATCCATGGTCTTGACCACCCATCAGAATCAGAAAATGTGGCTCGTTTTTCTCCACCTCCACCAAGCCTCTCTCCCGTTGGATGTACCCGACACCCATCAATGTTGATCGCCCCAGTGCCGTGAGCCAGCACGTTCGCCGCCACGGTGCCCACCAGAGGCTTGCGGGCCACGGTGATGGGTTCCAGTGCAGGTTTCAGGGCGGTGCCCCAGCCTTGCCACTGGCAGGCTGCATCGGTGGCGGGGGTGGTGATCGGCAAGTCGGGGCCTTTTGGTACCCAAGCATCATCGCGGAACGTGCCGACAGTCGGAACTGCCGCAGACATACCCGCACCCTTGGCAACGCCAACCACTTCACGCTCCACCCCCGCAGCTTTGTCGATGGCCTTGCTCACGTCCAGCGACTTCGGAAACCCAGAGTTCCCGGAAATAAATGGTCTACCATTTCGACGAACCAAAAACGCACCAGTATCGGTCTTCAAACACCAAACCTTACGACCATGATAATCAACAGTTTCTACTACATGTTTTGCCTGAAACTCCGTTGTTCCACACTTCCTATTCAGATAAACACAGCCCTTCTTGTAATCAATATGATTCCTAATGGAAAGAGAAGAACATAAAGCAGAAACAATATCGAGATATTCAGGCTTCTTTGACCAAAAAGTTTCGGCATGTTGATTTGGGCTTCGACTACCATCGCCATCCAGCAACCCATCTAACAAAGCAAATCTACTGGAATAGTCAAATCCCAAAACTCTCCAATCCAATGTTCTTGTTGGATATTCGGAAAGAATAAACGAAGCCAAATCTCCAGTTACATAAAACGTATGCTCATCATGATGGTTTAGATTTTTCAGAGAATTTGACTTTACATACTCCGAAAATTTACAATCTTCGGCTTCCAACGCCATTCTCATTTTTTCCAAAGTTTTTGGCTTTGCTTGAGAAAACATTATTGCCTTACCATCACTATGTTTCCAAGCATCAGTGAGCCACCAACCAATCATATACGCTCGCGGTTCATGGATACCATCTCGCAAAGTTGATGCAAGCGGAAATACTTTATACCAACTTTTCTTGACATTCACAGCATCGACAACTGAATAATCGGAATAATCATATCGACTATTCGTTTTATGTTTTAGATAAACTCGATGGTTTTCTGTTAGTAATTGATCGGTATGGCGATTCTGAAAATGCACCATCTTGTCGGGAGCATCATAAACCAAAACTTCGGTTGGAGAATACCAAGTAAACGTGTCGGTGTCTTTATCCCATTGCAAAATCTTGTCAACCCCAATGATAATATCGTGATAATTTTTCCATCCATTGTTGGTAAAACATTCCGTATCTTCGGAGAAGCACCCATATACCCACGCGATCATGTCGCGGATTTCAAACCCGGCATCCTCAATACGGACAGCCATGCGGTGCTGGGTGCGTGTTCCAGCAAAAGCCAGCAGGTGCCCACCGGGCTTCAACACACGCAAACATTCCTCCCAAATCTCAACGGAGGGAACATCGTAATCCCACTTTTTACCCATGAAGGAAAGTCCATAGGGCGGGTCAGTTACAATCGAATCAACCGAGTTGTCGGCCATTGTCTTCAAAGAATCCAAACAATTTCCATGATGTAGTTCAAAAAGTTTCATTCAAATTTTCCTTCGACATTTTCAATTCCGTCATTTAGCCACAAAAGACCAAACTTTTTCATCTTAATCAATGTGTTCTTACACTCATCTCCCCAAGCAATCAACATTGATCCACTACCAGCACCAGACCCACCAGTTTTTCCAAGACCATCAACAAATTTGACCCGACCTCGCAAAAACAAAATAGCATCAGAATGAGCAACTGAATCGTGGAACCAAGCACAATCAGTTCGAGCAAACACCAACGACATTCCATTTCGATGTTGATTCATTCGCTTCAACCATGCCGCAGTGTGCTTCCCATAAGGTGGATTGCACCAAACAAGACCATCCCAAGGTTGAGTTAAACCATCATCCTCAATGGTATAGTATTTCTTCTTTGGAATCCAAGGAACACCTCCCTTTGGTGAACATGGATCGAGGTCAAAACTCAACCCCATTTCTTCAAAAATCCAAGGTGGAGTGTACCAATCCACACTCAGGTTTTCATGCGATTCGTGAGTGAATCCAACTTTGCTCATTCAAATTTTCCTTAAAATCCCCCGAAGGGGATGTATTTAGTTAAGATGCACAGGACTCACATGCAGCGTCTTCCTTTGCTGCCAGTGAATTCTTCTTGATATGACGAATGTAATATATTGCCTTGATGCCTTTCTGATGTGCGTAGTGGATAGCTTCCCAAACTGTCTTTGCAGTAAAATCTGGTTTGTTATGATCGAACATCAACTCCATACTGATACCAGTGTCGATATGATGCTGTAATTTTGCAGCAATGTCAATGATTTCTTTGGCATCAAACTTTGGCAGAGTCTTGGCATACCCAAGAGGATGTTTCGCCAAAAATTTTGCGGCAGTGACCATTTTACCATTGTTGTTTTCTTCAATGAAGAAAGAATCGAAAACTGGCAAGAACGAAGAAGAGCAATCCTGAACCAATGATGTTGTTGTGGTTGGCGCAGGAGAAGTCAACTGCGAATGTCGAATGCCATACTGGTCAATCAATGCTTGTGCTGCATCCCAATCATACTTCCCACAACCGAGTTCCTTGAATCGCTTGGTCATCTCTCCACTTTTCCATTGAGAGAACTCAAAGGCAGGGAAGGCACCATACTGTTTTGCCAACTCAATGGATTCCAGAACCGCATTATACTCTATACACTCAGAAATTTCACCAATAACATCCAAATTTTTGTAGGACAAGTTTCGCTTTGCCAAATAATCATGCAGCCCCATGATACCAATGCCGATTGTTCGGAAACGATCATTATGGCGTTTCGTGATTTCAGTTGGGTCGTTCGTCAACTCAAGACCATACTCCAACATGCGACAAGCCTGACGAGAAACTCGTGCCAGTTCTTCCATATCCTTGATGTTGGACAGGTTGATTGAACAGAGATTACAGACGTGAGCATAGACGTCTGGTTTTGTGTTGGAATATGATTCGACACACTGACCAGTCAACAGCCCATTAAACACCCCCATGTGACGCAAGTGCTCAGTGAAACAGTATGTGTCATCAAATCGACCCTCATCAACAATCAATGCAATTCGATTTTCAGTAACTGGAGTTCCGTCAGGTAGATTGAAGGAAATCAAAACATCGCCAACCGACAACTCGTTGGTTCGACGCTCAACAACCTTTCCGTTTTCTTGAATATACCACTTATGATATTCGGTGCATTCCAATTCTTGACCGGAGGTAGTAACAACACGAACCAACTTCTGATTTGTTCCAGTCTTAACAACAGTCACTGGAGAGAATTGTTCACCATTCCAGACGTTGACGTCTCGATCAACCAGATCAGAAATCTGCTGATACCCAACATCAGTCAGGATTTGAGTCTCTGGAGCAACACAAAGGTTCACGTTCAGAATACCATATGTTTCTGGATCGTCCCTATTTGGGTTCAATTTATTGATGGTGTCAATGAAAGCAACATAGGGCATTCCAGTCTCAAACATTGGAACCATTGCTTTCTTCATGAGGTCACGGGCATTATCGTATTTTGTGGCAACTTTGAGTTTTCCTGCATCAAATGCCTTCTCGATTTTTTTATATGCGTCCTCAAATGCGTCACCATAAAGACCGCGAACATCAATCCCTAACACGTTCTTTACCTCAAATGGACAGAAAGTGACCCATGGACGTTGTTCCAAATCTCGAATCATAAATGCATCATGCATCACCAATTGGGGGAAAACGTCATATGACTTCAGACGCAAATCTCCATGTTCAAGTTGCATTTCAAAAAAGTCCAATACGTCATTGTGCCAAATTGGAAGAGCTACGGTACCTGCGCCCTTCCGTTTTCCACCTTGGTTTACTGCAACCAATGTGTCATTGATTACTTTAATCCACTGAAGAACAGAACCAGCAGCATTTGGATTACCAGCAACCTCAGAGCCACGAGCCCGAATGTATCCCAAGAAAATTCCAACCCCACCACCATTCTTACTGATTTGAGCAACTCGTTTGATGTTATCGTAAATCGAATCCAAATCATCTTCAATGGCAAGAGTGAAGCAGGATGATACGTTTCCACCCTTACGCAGATTTGACATAAATGGGGTTGCCAAACTGATCTTACGCTGACTCAAATCATCATACAATGATGTGACGTAGTTCAGTCGAGTTGCTTCTGGAGACATTTGACCAAATCGCATCGAACTCACCATATGCATATGTTGGTTCAGTTCAAACTTTCCCAAATACTTTTTCTGAGTTGAAACCAATGACGCATGACTGTGTTCAAGGTCACGTTCCATTTTGATTTTCAAACCAAGACCGTCAAGTTGATCGGGACTGTAAATCGAGAGGTCTTTGGTGTATTCGCCTTTTTTGATGTTGTATTGGACAAGCTCACGGAAAGATTTATCACGTAGCTTAAAATTTCCCCATTGTTGCATAGCCAATGCTCTTCCAGCAACATTGATCCATCGAGGCTCCTGTTTAGAGGAAAGTTGCAAGGCGTGTTGAATGATATTATCTTGAATATCGGAAGTTTTGATACCACTCTTAACAACTTGGTCGAGTGTTGCTTCGAGTTGGAGAGGACTTACCCCAGTGCCCTCTGTTGCAAAAGCAATGGACTTTTTGATCTTGGAAACATCGTATGGAACTTTTGTTCCATCTCGCTTCACAACAACAATATCTTTTTTATTCATGTTTTCCTTGAGTGTGGTTTTAAATCGAATCAACCAAAGAAGGTAGGTTGATTTTGTGTCTGTGTGGTAGAGGGTAGATGATATTTATGGAATCAAGTCTAATATATTTTGGTAGTGATAGACCAAACTCATTTGTCATGATGAAATCAAAATCTTTTGACAATGATCGTTCAAGAAAATCGAAATCTACGTTACCATAGACCAATCTAACTTTAAATATTCTTCTAAAATAAAGTTGAGAGTGTGGGTAATCTGTAATAAGTTTTCCAAAAACTCCCCACGAAGGGTTCAATGGGTCGTTTGTTACTCCGAAGAAAGAATCTCTTGATTTACCCAAACTACCTTGCCAAACATAGGAATTTGTTGAAAAAATCAAATCAAATTCCGACTTTGCGTCATCATGATTTTCATAATGAACAAAATCTTTAAAATGAAGCATTTGAAACAACCAATCTGACATTGCTAAAGTTTGATCCTTGTCCCCAAATTAAATGCTCGCTGTTTATGATGTCTTTGTGAGAAACTTTTGTAAACTTTTGACCATCATGCACATAAAGATGTTTCCAGAATTTTCATAATCTTTTGTTAAATTTTTCCAAATGTATCGACCACCTTCCATTTGAGTCGAGTCTGACGTTAGATAGTCGTGAGAACTCAACTCTGAATCATATATGGTCTTTAGTCCATCAGAGATGTTGTCTGACGTATCTCCCTTATGAACCAAGCTCGCATAAGTCCCACGAAGACCTTTGAGTTGATCAAATTTATGATTTTTAAATTCAACTCGAAGTTTAGGTGAGCCAATTGAACCATGCATCAGATATTGTCTATTAAAATCTGGATTTTTATATCCAGATGAGTCATGTACCAATGTTATATGATCCGCTACATGAATACCATGAGTTTTGTGGATTGAATCGGCCATGTTTGTGTACATTTTCCACAATGGATTCTGTCCTCCATGAATTATTTCAGGAGACTCTTTCAAGATGACATTAAAACTTTTCATAAAATCTTTCTTTGAACGCAGGAACACTATCGTAACATTTTACCCAAACAGTTTTCCCGTCAACAACCTTTGCCCACCCTTGTATGTTCCCTGTTGGAGTACAACCCATGTAAAGTTTACAGTCTGGATAAACTGCAACAATCGTTACTTCTTTTCCAAACGGAAGTCGAGTTCTTTCTTCAAGAACAGGCCAACAAAAGTCCTCGGTGCCGCGAGCGTATAACATTACGACCACTCATCAGTTGGAGAGGAATGATGGTCTTCCTCATAAGCATATTGCTGAATTGCCATCCAGCCAAGGACAATACTTACATGTTGTCCAACATACATCAGTGATGCAAGGATTTCCATTATCTTCTCCATTTCAAAAATTTCAATTCGGCTTCAATACCACTGACAGTTGAGGATTGTATCATATCCAGCACCTGTTCAGGAGTTTTTCCACCCACAACCATATCATCAATGTCTTTTCCCCACCACTCGTTCCATAGACAAACTCGATGACCCTTTTTGATGGCCTTATTGATGGCTTCACATACGTTTGGGTTTCTTGGTTCGTTGTCTGGGACGATAATTTTGTTTGAAAAAACATCAATGTCCTTGGCACAAAAGTCTGCCGAACCAATAGCAATGCTGTTAGGTAAAAACAATGAATCCAATGGGCCTTCCACTACATATACCGTCTTAGAAGAATCTACGTTGTCCAAACCAAAAAGTCTTGATCCGTTTGGGTCAATTTTGATGTATAGGTATTTTGGATTCTCGGTTGGAGAAAATGAACGAGCAGTCAATCGAGACACGTTCCCTCTCTTATCAAAGAATGGGATAATCAGTCTTGGATGATCTTTTTTGAAGTTTCGTTGACCGCCCTCAATCTCCAGCGAAGATGAAAATTTCCTAAACGATGGAGCATAAAACAACTTTGAGTATGAGTCAAGTGGAATTTTTCTCTTTTCAAGATACCCAATAACTGGATGATCGCTACCAAGTGTAGTAACGCATTCAATCCCATCCAAACTGAATCGTTTGGTCTTTGGTTCAACATAAGTGGTATGTTTTCGAGCAACCGGAGACGCAGATTTTTCTTTGAATTTTTCCACAACGTATTCGTCATATAGCGTTGGGTCAGTCATCTTCAAAAAGTTTCCGAACTTCATGGACGCTCCACAGTTGAAGCATCCCATGTTGTATTCCTGTGCCGATGGAGGCACATAGAAGCCCCCACGAGTCTTTGTTTGATGCTTCTTGCTATCACCACATATAGGACAGCGAAAAACGTATTGTAGGGGCTTTACGCGACGAAACAGAGGTAGTCTGTTCGACAGCATGTTGATGTATTTTTCTTCGAGCCAAAGCATAGTAAACAAAAATGAGTATGTTCTGTATTATAACACACTCAGTTATGTCTGTAAAGAAAAATCTTCGTCAACTCGTGAAGACACCGAAAGGTGTTGTCTATTCGGCATAGGGTAAAGTCGATGTACTCCATCGAGTAGATCAACGCTCTTTGGTAACTTCATACCATACTCATTGGTCATAATGAAATCAAATTTTCCATCCAAAGTTTTTTCAACAATCGAAAAATCAACATCACCATATACAAGACGAACTTGAAATATTGGACGGAAAAACAACTGCGAGTGAGGAAAATTCCTAATCTCTTTTCCAAACACACCCCAAGTTGGGCACAATTGGTCATCAGTCACTCCACACAACCCAGCCGCTTTCCATATACCAAAATGACCATCCCATTCATACAAATCGTCAGAAAAGATCATATTGAATTCTAAACGAGCGTGTTTTGGATTCTCGTAGTGAATCCATTCATGACAGTGAATCATTTGATACCACCAGTCTTGTGTTTGCAAAATTACTACCAGTTCCCCAAATAGAGTGTTCTCCATTCAGGATGTCTTGATGTGAAACCTTTGTTAATCTTTCACCATCATGAATATAAATGCTCTTTCCTTCATTTTCAAAATCTTTGACAATCTTCTTCCATATAATTTTACCACCTTCATACTGATTCGCATCGGATGTTATGTAATCATTGGAATTCAACTCGTGGTCATAAATTTTTTTCAACTTATCGCTAACAGAAGTTTTTACATATCCTCCCTTGTGAACAAGGCTCGCATAAGAACCTTTCTTATCTGAAAGATTTGAAAAAGAGTGATCTTTAAATTCCATCCTAAGCAAAGGTTTACCCGGTTCTCCATGAGCAACATATTGTCTGTTGTAATCAGGATGCCTATTCACATTTAGCATCGTTACGTTATCCCCAATATCCTTAACATCATTACTTGAATTATGCACACTTTCTGCCATTTTCGTATACATGTCCCATAGATCATTTTGTCCACCATCAAGGATGCGAGGCATCTCCATCAAAATTTGTCTAATTTTTTCAAATGAATGAGTCATAAAACCTCTCCTTAAATTTTGGAACTACATTTGAGCACTTTACCCAAACAGTTTTCCCGTTAACAACCTTTGCCCAACCACAAATGATGCCATGTGCATCTACTCCAATAAACAACTTGCAGTCAGGAAAAACGACAACAAGAGTGACTTCTTCCCCAAATGGTATGCGAACCTGACACGCAATAGCTGGCCAGCACCAATCTTCATGTCCTTTTGTTGCCTTTATTTTATAATCATCATCCATTTTTTCTCCTGTTTAAATTTGCCACCAAAACATCGCAGAATAGCTACCCATCAACTTTTCTTTTAAACCTGCCACAGACGATTCTGATGCGTTCTGGAGGCATTCTATCAATGTATGATTGTCCCTTCTGGAATATCATCAACAACATCCAGAGATTCCGTGAGTTGAGTAATCATGAGTTCAGCATCATCATAGTCAAGTTGAATCAGTGCCAAAAATTCTTCGGCAAAACGAGGATTCATTGTTTTTGTGAACATACAGTCTTCTGGTGATATTGGGAATATCCTATTCAAAGTTCCCGGAAAGAACTCACCGGCAATATTTCCGTTTTCCAACAAGTATGGGAAAACCAAAATGAAGCAGTTCTGGCTGACAATGTTCACAAAAGAAATCAGGTGCTCTCCACTTGACAGCTTTGTTGCCATCACCATATCTTTTAGTCTTGGATCAATTTTCACAACATGACCTTTACTGGTTGAGAAATTTCAAACTGCTCTTTCCGATATATCCGCATACGAACCTCGCTGTGCTGGTATGCATAGTTTTCATGCTTCTTGTATCGCAAGTCATCAATGAAGTCAATCAACAACATACTTTCTTTGTCGCTGTGTAGACGAAGCCCACGACCAATAGATTGTAGAATTGTAATCATGGCCTTTGATGTTGAACCAAAAACAACATTTCGGATATTTGGGATATTAGTTCCGGTTGACATCGTTTTGTAAGTTGCAACAATGATACAATCCTCGGTGTTGGCCTTCAGTCGTATTTCTTCTCGATCTTCGGCATCAACTGTCCCTGCCACAAAGTACACTGGCTTTTTTGAATACTTCTTTATTTCGTCATACAGCGGTACAGCGTGGTCATCTCTGCGAGACACCAACAATAGAGTTGTTCCGGGAAGACCGGCAGTCAGTTTCGACACCTTGGTCAAGCGAGATTGATGTGAAATGATGAATGAGGTTTCATCCTGATAATCCATCTTTTTGCAAAAGTCTTTATCCTCGACTGGATACTCCAACACAACAGGACGAATTTTGATTCCAGAAACTTGTTTGTTGTCAATCAACTTCTTTGTTGTAATGACTTGATACGATGGCCCAAGAAATCCCTCAACAACCAGCTTGTGTACCTTCTCTGATTGAATCGTTCCAGTGGTTCCAATGCGATATGATGCATTGGTCATCTGTTCCAAGATTTTCTGAAGTTCTTTTCCAGTTGCACCATGAGCCTCATCAACAATAACTCCAGTGAATGAAGTCAAAATAGATGCATCAGTTGCCTTGATTATTGACGATAGAGACTGCCAAGTAGAAATCAATACCGGAGCCACAACATTCTTAGATTTACCCGCATAGAGCCTTTGAAACGCCTTGCTGACCTCGAAATCATTGATTCCAGAGTAGTCTTGAAAATCGGCATACATCTGTTCAACCAACTGGACGTTAGGGACAATCAAAACCAGTCTATTGTCTGGATTCGTATCGAGTATCCATCTGATCAAACAGTAAATTATGACCGATTTACCCGACGAAGTTGGGGAGACCAGGGTAATTTTTGGATTCCGAACGGCTTTCCATATTGCCTCATACTGATAGTCACGAACATCAATTCTTTTACCGCGACTCGTTAGATCAAGAGAATCAACAAAGTCTTTCACTTCATCAAAACTAACGTCATCGAAGTTTTCCATTGCACTGAATCGTTCATTTGGACGGAACTCAATTGGGTATTCAGACTCAGATGCAAACTTTTCAAGACTCCTGAGAAGACCACAAGGGAGTTTGCGCGACCTACTATCATACAAGGATATGTTACCATCCCATAGACGAGCCTTGAATTTTGGACTAAACTGATAGCCCGGAACTTTGAACGTAAAAAAGTCTTTGATCTCTTGCTCAATCATGGTGGTTGACTGAACCCGAAAATAAGACTCACTCAGTTTGGTTATTTCGATCATGTATTGGATTGGATGATAAAGTTGGTATACTCAAACGTCACGGTTGCCATGACGTAATTTGTGGTTGGGTCTTGTTGGGTCATTGAAAATCCCGACAGAGATGTTGGGATTGCATCATTAAAGGTTATAATCTTGTTGACGTTACCTTTGTTGGTCAACATCATGACTTTAATGTCTTGTTGACCAAGCTCTTGTCCTTCATTACGACCCTCATATGTCGTGAACTTATGATTGTCCGTATCGAATGAAAGACTTGACATCCATTTATATACCTCTTCATAATTTCGCAGGTCTTCATCAACAATGAACGTAACCGAGATTGGGTCATACTCCATCTTCTCGCCCGGAACATTGATTCGCAGGTATGGGTTCTCAATCCTATTGGATGCCAATGAGATGCTTGGGAAAACAAAGCTGTTTGCAAAGAATTGAACGTGAGGGAACTTTGGAATCACAAGCTGGAATCCATTGTTCATTAAGAAGTTGCCATTGATGTTACATAGTTTGGTGTCTATCATGATTTTTCCAAGTTTGTTGTGGGTAACTTACTTAGAACTTCAACTGAATATGGTAAAAATATCAGTATTAGGGTAAACACCTATTGACAGGAAGGTATTTTCTTGTTACACTATACATAAGTGATGTATAAAGGTACTGTTAAATTTACTCCGCTTCGCTACGTAAATTTGGCCCTACGGGCCATGTACTATGATATTGATGTTTGGGCCGTAGGCCCATGTAACCCTCCAAGGGTTACATTAATAGTACAATCATAGAGAAAAAGTTCTTGACATGTTCATCAAAATGTGATAAACTTGAAAAGTTGATTACACGTAAATACGTGTGAGTTCCAAAAAACAAAACTCTTCAGAATGGTTGGTGACACTTATCATTCTGAATATGCCAAACCCCAGCATCGTGTCAAAAGTAGGGTCATGTTTAATCTTGATGATAGTAAGGTTCATGTAAAAAACGAAGGTTGGTAACCTTCCATAAAATAACGAATCATCCCTCCCAGTCTAAATGCCAAAGCCGCTGGTATTGTCATCTCCTGTGACAATAATATACAACTTCCTGAAAGGGATCAAAGCCCACAGTTTTAATTGGAACAACCGTATCCAATTATGGAGTCTGTGCCGTATACGATTATTTGACTGACCATCACTTAGTCCATATGGATAAAAACTCAGTTGATAACGAGGACATTGGATGCGACATGAGTACAGTTTAGAGTATTAAATCTCTATTCAATGAAAAGTGTCAAGAGCTTGTTGAATTGATTTTCAACATCGAACCGTAGAGATTGACTGGATTTGTTTGGGGTTGAGCTTGCTGCTTGACCCTTTATTATTTGCCTGTTGATCCTACGGCTTTGGCTATTGGAGAGACAGATTGTCAACTGTCTAAAATAGTTGTTGACAACATAAAAATCATATGGTATACTTGACACTCTCTTATCATGAAGTAAAGATTACATAATGGCAATACAGCTAAACCAAGATCAACTCAATCTCATTGAAACACTCAAAGAATTTTGGAAAAATCCATCAAAGAAGAATTTTCTACTATCAGGACAAGCTGGTGTAGGTAAAACAACATGTGTTCGATATTTTCTTGACTATGTTGGAACCGACTGCGTATGTCTAACCGCACCAACAAATAAGGCAACGAAGGTTCTTCGGAAGACAACCAATAAGAGTCAATACACATACAAGACAATTTACTCATTGCTCGGTCTTAGTCTACAAGCAAACGGTTCTGTGAAGGAACTAACTGATCTTGGTTTCGATAATGCAGGTCACTATGACTTGGTTGTCATTGATGAAGCATCAATGCTAAAGCAAGAAGTATTGGACTACCTTCATAAAAAGACTGCATTGACTGGAACCAAGATTCTCATGATTGGTGACCGAGAGCAACTTCCTCCTGTTGGAGACACAGAATCTCCTATCTGGTCAAAGTATTCTGTTGGGTATGAATTGACTAAAGTTGAACGACATCAGAATGCAATCTTGACATTCGTTCAGTCTATACGAGCAAATTCTAATCCAAAATTTGTGTCTCCCGGAAATGAGGTCGAGGTATTCTCCGATGAAAATCCTTTCATGGAAAGACTCTTTGCTGACGTGGATGCCGGTCTTTTTCATGCAGGAACATCAAAGGCAATTGCATGGAGAAACGATACAGTTGCAGCACTCAATAAGATGATTCGAGAGCGAGCCATTGGAGAAGAAAAAAGTCGAAATCCATTCATTAAGGGTGATCGAATTTTGTTCACTGCTCCAGTCACAAAAAAGACAGGGAAGGCAGTAATACCACTTGCGTCTGTTGATGATGAAGGAGTCGTTAACAGTTATGAAAAAACAGAGCACCCAGTTTACAGTGATTTTAGGATTCTGTCAGTGACTGTTAAATTGGATGACAGTTCAGAGACAATCCGAGTTAACTTGATTGACCCAAGGGACTCAGAAAAACTTGACCGACATTTGAAACAGTTGGCAGAGAAAAAGATGTGGGGACAGTTTTGGGCAATCAAAGATTCCTTTCACTCAGTTTCTTATGCATATGCACTGACAGCACATCGAGCACAGGGCTCTACATTCGAGAACGTATATCTGGAGGCAGGAGACATCATGGCAAACAGATATGATGTAGAGACTCGAACAAAATGTCTCTATGTGGCCGCTTCTCGGGCATCAGAGAAACTTTTTATCTTTTCTTGAGGAATTATTATGCGTTATATTTGTTTTGAGGGTGTTGAGGGTTCTTATAAGACAACCAATACCAAACGTCTTACTGACTATTTGATTGAGCGAGGTTACAATGTTTTGCGAACAAAGGAGCCGGGAACGCCACTTAACCCATTGACCATGAAATTGCGAGAGATCATGTTGTCAAACGAGTATGCTTCCGACATGACAGAACTTTCACGAGAGTTTATCAGTCAAGCTATTCGGTCTATCCATCTGGAAAAGGTCATTTGGCAATGTGATGGTGCATATGACTTCATTATTCAAGATAGAGGAACATTGTCAGGGATTGCATATGCCACAGAAATCGGTCATGAAGTGGACTTCATTCTTGGCTTAACCAAAAAGGTTACCGAGGCCGATACATGGAACATTTATTCCGATGTTGTTTTGATGGTCAATGACCCAACAAAGGGGTTGTCATTGGCAGAACAGAAACAAGAATATGCTGGTGGTGATGCCATGGAAAGTATGGGCGATCAATTCATGAAGAATGTATTGGGTCGCATGCAAACTCTCACCGAATATGAAGAAAACGTCCATCGAGTCTATGTTGATGACCGAACAGAAGATGAAGTTTTCAATGACATTCTGACGAGCCTTGGACTAAATGCTTGAGTCTTGTTCACTGGAAAGAATTGATGGTGGAGAGTTTCGATTGTATCGGACACCACAAGGAAACCTCTATCCATCTGTTAGTTCTGTTGTTGGGTTCAAGAAAAGTAAAGAACTGCTGGAGTGGAGAAAGAATGTTGGTGAAGAAAAAGCCAATCAAATCTCTGCTGCAGCAGCAAATCGTGGGACGTTGATACATTCCAAGGTTGAAGAATTTTTGCTTGGGGAGACCCCAAAGTTCACGATGTTTGAGGAGACAGAAAGGGAGATGTTTACAAACATGCTTCCAGTCCTGCAAAGCATTGATGAGATTATTGCAATCGAACATTCGATGTTCAGTGATAAGTTTAGAGTTGCTGGAACAACTGACTGCATTGCCCGAATCGGGAAGAAACTTTTTGTTTTGGATTGGAAAACATCGAGTCGTCCGAAAACGAGCGATAGTATTCATGGATACTACCTACAGTCAGCGGCATATGCGTGGATGGCAAGGGAACGACACGGACTTGACATTCGAGACATGTGCATTGTGATGACAACCCCCAATGATGGATTGTTTACATTCACCGAAAGAGTCATTGATTGGTTGCCAAAATTTATTGAAATTCGCAAAGAATTTTCAGACAAATTTGAAAATCTGTGATACAATTCATTCCATGAACAAAATCCTCACAACCACCCTACTCCTGATTGCAACTTCTGTGTCTGCCAAGACTTTTTTGGTCGATTATCCGATACCAATCACATCTTTGTCAGTCGAAATCAACAAGAGCGTTGAATCACTGACTATGCTTGACAGACGCATGCAAGCAACCAAAACCATTGATGCAGCAATGTCTGACTGCAACAACGAACTTCTGCGAAAACAACTCACAAACAAGATTTCTCGGACATATAAAAAGCTGTCTCGTGAAGTATTGGCATCGCCTTCTCGTGCTGCTGGATATGACATCATCGTTAACTATTACATCTCTCGGAGCAATAATCCAAATAGGGTTATAGACAAACGAGCACCGGGATATGTCAATATGTTGTTTACCACCAACTCATTTCGACAATACACTATGTCGGATATGGATCTATTCAAGCAGGAAGAAAAAACTCCGGTGGTATCACTGATAACGCCATATACATTGTTGTGTCAAGGTGTTTTTTCGGTAAAAAGTGGCGAAAAGGTTTTGGTTCGATTTGACATTACACGAAACCCAGCAACAAACGAAAAAACGTATATTGGAACGGATGAGATTGAGCCGGGAGATACGAAGATTGTTGAAAATATCGTTAGGATTACCCAACACGAAGCAAATTTTCCAAAGGTTTTCAACTCACTGTTGTTGTATCATCGGAATCAATGTACCAGGGATTGTTTCAATAAAGAACAATTTGATGTTGCAGTTGATTTTCTTCTTGGGGAAGCAACAGTAAAACAAGCAATTGATGCTGGGTTGTTGATCAAATGAAAAACATTTTCAATTTGATGATTGTTGGAATACTATGCATAGTTGCATATGTGTTATTCGAGTCTTTGTTTGTGGTTGGTGTAGTGATTTTCTTTGCTTGGCTAAAAGCAAATGACGCACCATGTGATCCAAAAGATTATTTTGAAGAATGACAAAGGCCCGGAATTCCGGGCCTTTTTCTTATCGGTATGCGTTTCTCATGTTTTGTCGAGCTTTTGAATATGCTCGCATAACATTTCGACTGAATCCAGCATCAGATGCAACAACGTATTTTCTTCCCGTGACCGGATGGTTCCAAATTCCAAGGTTTCTTTTACCAAAATCGCATGGGATTGTATCTGTATCCATGCACATATTGAAAGCAGATTCAACCAATGGATGTTCTATTATGGTTTCCAAGTGCTCTTTTGGATATTTTGACCAAGAACTTTCCCCATGAGATTGGTTGAAATGGTGAGTCACTGCATCAATCAATTCTGTATGCGAAATCCCTTTTGGAAATTCAGCAGTCTTTGTTGCCTCTCGCATACTCTTTGCATCGAGTGGATCAATCTTCGCAACATGCAACCATGAACCATTATCGTGTCCATCCAGCACTGGCGTCATGAATGGATGGCCTTCACGTGTCCGGTATTCATTGTCTCCGATCTTTTCCAACACCCCATAGTGTTTAGCAACTTCATGTTCGTGGTTGTTCTGTGCTTCTCCAAGAAGTTCATGGTCAGCAGGAAGATGTTTATCGAGTTGTCCCGAGAATGCAATTTTGGAGACAGTCGGCATGCTTGTCTCAATTCCATCAATCTTAACCTTTGTCGGTTCTGAATGGAACATCACTGCTCGGCTTGATCCCTTTTTTGGCTTATCATCGGTAAGTCCTGTATCAACATTATCCTTGACCATTGAACGAATCCTTTTGGTCAGGGTGTTGAATTTTTGATGTTTCTGATAAGAATTTACAGCATCCCTTGCAAGAACGTCTTTGAGTTCTTGATGGAGTTCTTCCTGAAGAATGACGTGTTGAAATTCTTTTCGGTAAATGTCGGTAATGGTTTTCATAATTTCCTTTTTGTGATACAATTCAATCTATGATCGCTTCTCTTATTCTACTTATCGGCTTGGTTGATTACGTTGCTTGTGTGGTTACCAAGAAACTCACATTTACTTGGACTCGATTGCTTCGGGCAGCTTTCCTTCCAACATACCTATTGGACGTCTATCGTCTTTGGAGCAAAAATGTTTGAAACTTTTTACAAATCTTTAGAGTCTATTATTCTCGCTCCATAGATTCCGCAATGTTCAATGGATGATTGAACGATCCATTGTTTCCAATTGCTGACTTCACGTTGGTTGGATCGAACACATTGATTGCATTTTCATGCCGTTCATCGTATACTCCAGAGATACCATCTTTCCTCGCATGTTCTTCACTGGCTCCCCATCCAAATTTGTGAATGTAATTATTTGAGTATTCCATGTGTGGAATGACTTTTCCTCTAATGTATACTGGAATCACATTTGCTCCTGTCTCCGTGTCTCCGGCATAGGAATTGGCAACATCTGGATGATCTCCAAAATAAACGCCGGGACCAGTGAATCCATATTTGCTTCGACGGAACGAATCAATGTTTGCCTGTGTTCCATGATATGCGACCTTCGGTCTACCATAGTCATCAACATACGTTGAGTCTTTCCCAAACCACTTGTGAAAATTTCGGATACCTTCTTCTGTGTGATGGATTGGTTGTCCCAATGAGTTGTGTTGATGTCTTTGTTCACCATCAACCTCAATCATTGGGTGTTGCATTTTTGTATATGCTTCTTTAATTTGTTGAAGAAAGTTCATAATTTTCCTTGATTTTAAGTTACTTATCTGAATGACCAAACAAGACATTATTG